GAAGTCGTGAATTATTTACAAAAGTTTACAATTCTATATGGCTGGAAGGGACTTCAATGCATTGCGCAAGTGGTCATTTTGCAAGTGTGCATAGCGTTCTGTAGTTGTAATACAGCTATGTCCAAGCAGATCGCGAACAGTGTATAAAGCAACTCCCGATTGTACCAACCATGATGCAAAGGTATGTCTTAAGTCGTGACAAACAAAATCTTCAATTCCTGCTCTTTCTCTAGCGTATCTAAATCCCTTCTTTAAGCTTTTAATATGAGTGTTGTAACGTTTGTTATAGAACACATATTCATCACTTTCCCGATTTTGATAGTGCTCACGTAATATCTTAATTGCATCATCACACAATGCGACAAAGCGCCTGCGCTTTGTCTTTGTATGATGTTTTGTCAATAAAATATATTTAGTGTCAAATTTAACTCGATCCCAAGTGAGTTTTAATAACTCACCAGTGCGACATCCTGTTAATAGAGCTAATCGAACAAATAAATGTAGATAGTAATTATCAGTACACGCATTAATTAGTCTATTAGCTTCATCATAAGTTAAAAACCTAATGCGAGGATCATTCTCAGGCAATTTAAAATTAGAGAATGGATTTTTGATATCAATGTCATGATCTTTTAAATAAAAATTTATTGCAGCTCTAGCAGAATGCAACTCTCTATTAATTGTTGCATTGTCAATTTGCAATACGCGTCTGAAATGCACGTAATCACGTATTGATTGTCTTGTGACATTGATGACTTCGGGATCTTGAAAGAAAACATCAAGATGATTTTGATGTCTGACCGTTGTTTCTTTTGAGCTATGCTCTGAATATTTTAAGTAGTATGTGAAGCATTCATTGAGTTTCATAATTCACCATATTTGTAATATTTTGCCAATCGATGTTTTTGGGTGAAAAATAAATGTACATAAATAACAGTCACTTGATAAATTTGAAATTTCTTCAGGTCAGGAGCAAAATTAAATCGAGAATGGAAGATAATGCCAATTTGACACACGTTAAAAGCCAGAGACTACGCCTTGCTACGTAGACACTCGCAATTCCCCTGACTGGCTTTTATGGTTGATGCAACGTTAAATCAAAGAGACGGTTTTAGTAATCAGGGAAAAAGCATTCAAATGCTTTATTAAAACAAAATATTGGAATAAGAATTAAGCTATTGAAAGTTAAATGAAATAACCAATTTAACTGTAAATCTATTAGAAAATAGAGAAATGAAAGATTAAATGCGTTAATCATAGAGCATGTGCTCCATTGATAGGATTATGTCTGAGATTGTCTTGTACATAATTTTGAGATTGATTTTGTTCTTCTAGATATTGAAGATACTTTGCATATTCAGTCGGTGACATTGTCTTAGTTGTTTGTTGTTGCTGAATATTTGTATTTTGCTGCGTTTGAAATTGTTGATTTTGTTGTTCAGAAAAATAGTTAAAAGGTCTGTCTCCAGATATGATCTTTTTACAATCATCTTGGCTAACATCTAGTTTAGTTCCTTGTTGAGTATAGCCCTGAAGTTTGCCATTTTTTGAAGTCATACATCCGGCAAGAACTGGTTTTGCGGTTACATCGTATTGAATAGAATCCTGAATATTTTGCGTTTCAAAAGGTTTATTGGGATTGTATTTAACAGAGATTGTTTGCATGTCGTTTTGTGTACGAGATAGCATTTCATCTTTCTTTTTTTGATCATATGCAGTGTCAAAAGTTACTCGACATTGTTCATATGTCCATTCTAATTGCTTTTGACAATTATCAATTTTAGCTTGTATATCTGGAGTTATTGTAGGATCAGAGGGGGTGGACGTTTGTTGTTGTGAAGTGGACGTTTGTTTTTTAACTTCCACTTGATCTTGTTTTTTTCCTAATCCAAGAAAATTTTTATTGTATGCATTGAATATACCGAATCCGATTAGTGCAATCGAGATTAATGCCCAACCATACAAACCGAAAGGAACGTTTGTGCGCTGGGGATGTTCTTCAGCAGAAATATAAAACTTGTACATGGTTTTTGGAAATCGCCAGAATTTCCAAGAAAGAGCATTTTTGATAGTTGAGAATCCAAACTGATCTTGAAGTTCTACATACTCATAAATGGTTGATGCTTTTAAGTTGAACAGACGTCTGAGAATTAGATGTTTTGTAACTGATGCTCTAACTGAGTTATTTAATCGTTCAGGTTTTTGAGTGATGAAATAGATATCAATACCAAAATGTCGATGTAATGTTAGTGATCTGCCTATGTCTAGTATGTCTTCTTTTGCCTTAAGGAGGGCAAGTTCATAATTCTTTTTTTCACGTCTTACCAGTTCTTCTTTTTCTTTTACTTTTAAATCATCTCTTGCATTGATTTTATCTATGTTTTCTAAATATGGCGTTTCGTCAATTTGATATGTTTTTAACAAGTCATCTTTTGAAAAAGCAGGATGTTCATGCGCTTCATCATAAACAAGTACAGAACCATTTGGCAGATCGCGCCAGTCGAAAGGTTTATCTGTTGTGGATTGAATAAGAATAGTGCCCGGGTATGAGCATCCGATAATATTTGTATAGATCCGTCTATTTGGTTGAGCTTTAGAAATTCTATCAATTTCTGACATACAGTAAAGTGTTTTGCCTGCGCCTAGCGGTGCTGAAATTACAATAGACATTTTTACTACTCCTCAAAGCAAATCGCTGTCACGTGTCGCTCGCTGAACGACGCGCTTCGCACATCGAACACCGCGCGCCCCGCGCCCGCGCTTAGCTTTTTCCAATAAATATTTTTGCTGATTTGATATATGCAGCAATCGCAATCGCAGACATTAAAATGCTGAGACACAAATCAATTTTTAGTAATTGAATAAATGAAAGTACGTCAGAAGGTAATGAATGTAATGCTGAACCGATTGCCAACTTTGCTTGATCGACTAGATCGTTAATAAACTTGTATGTGACGATTGAAAGACCTGCTCCTAAAAGTAGTCTTGCAATAAGCGACGAGACAAGGCTTGTTAAAATGAAAGTTAATAGTTTTGCCATTTAAGACCTCACTACTATTGAGGCTGCCCAGTAATAAGCAACTGCGACAAATATGTAAGAGATAAGATCAAGGTATGAACAAAATCTTGTGTATGTGAATGTGTAAGTAAAAACTGGACCGTGAGGGAGAGGTAAAGTTAAAGTGTTATCAGGGGGACATGATGCAGTCACTTTAAATAAGTTTTCTACAAATGATCTTTCAGTAAGTTCAGTAGTAGGCAACTCAATTGATTCTTGTTGTTCTGGATCTTCTTTTACCCAATCTATGAATTCACAGACGTATGATGCCCAGTCGCAGAAAGCTGGTAATTGAAAGTTAGTAGAGGATTTTGAAGGTTCGCCAGTTGTTCCGTCTTCATTTTTAGTTTCTGTTTCAGTCTCTGCCTTACCAGATGAACCCGATGTCAGTTTTGCGTTCTGTGGGTTAGCATCGTTTGCTATTGCTGATTTAGCTGCATCGACCATCTTATTGGCAGCTTGGTTTATTCCTGTGTCAGTATCTGCTTTAGATAGTGAGTCTGTGGCTTTACCGTTTGAATCTTGCAATGTGTATGCATCGGTGGCTAATTTATTTGATAATTCAGAGTTGGGAGCATTTGTAAGTTGATCTTGTATTGCTTGTTGAAAATCTGAGTCTGTTACAGTGGGAGAAACTGGAGAGGGATTGGGGTTATAGTTTTGGTTTAGTTTCGGCGTTAATGCAATCCAGTCGTTTTCTCCGTTTTCTTTTTTGCATGCTGCATATGCCATATCACCGATTTGAAAAGGTTGAAAAAGATGATTTGTTATAGCTGACCCTTTTGTATAGCCACGTAGGACACATATTGAAGACCAGGCTATATTTAGTGATGTGGGTGGAACTGAATCAATTGTGTCTGAATATAAGTATTGATGATTTGAACACTTAGAATCTATGCAATCGTTTGGATCTGTTTGTTGTTTAGTTATTTTACCCCCCTCATCAATTACCCATCCAATTGCATTTACTAACTCTTTGATAGCAGCTTCACCGACGTACATAACAGCAGTTCCGGCGACTGTACCAGCAGCTATTTTTGCGACATTTTTTCCGTGTCTTGCAACGAGTGTTTTTGCTATATCTAACTTAGATGCAGGTACTTGTAATGCTTCAATTGTTACGCCTACTTTGGAGCCTGCTTTGATTGCTGAATCCGAATATTTTGCAGATGATTGCTGAGGTGTAGCTTTAACATTTGAGAGAGTTTTATAAGTTGTCGTATCGTTGTTTAGTTTTTCACGTACTTCTTTTGATACAGTGCCGTTCCAATCATTAAGATCGTTAGCTGCATATGTATGTGTACATATGAGTATTATTAGAAGTAATAAAAATAAAAAGAGATTTCTCATTTAAGTAATCTCCAGAAAGCTAGAGCTACTACTATTAAAATCACATAATTAATAAAAGATTGATCACTCATAGTAGTAGCCTTTGTTTTAACCGCGACCGAAGAATGCGATGACTTTTTTAACTGCAAAAATGCCGACAGCAATTCCGAGAATCCAAATTGCTGCTGTATCAATGAGTGAAGAAGCATCGTTATCACTTGTTGCGGTAGTGATGTCAGCAGCAGTTAGGGCGAATGTTTGTGATGCACCGAGTGCTGATCCCGTACCTAAGATTGCAATTGCAAGACGTTGAGCATTGTCTTTTTTTGAAATTGCTTTCATGTTTGGTGTTTGATTCATAGTGAATCTCCTTATTTTTGATTTAATTAACCGCCGAAAAGGCGTTTTACTTTTGTAACGGTGAACACAAGAACGAAAACAGAGATCATGTATTTAAGTAGTTCATCTCTAGCTTCATCAGTGAGTTCAGGTAAAAGCGGACTGTAGACAGCCCACTGGTCACAAGCCTGAGTCGCTGTATTCACAATTTCGCAGACGTATGACATTTCTTTAATTCCTAAGACAAAAGCTTTTGTATTTCTGAAAATGGCATTGTCTTATCTGAAATAGATAAGTAAGTTGTCATGCGATCAGAGTAGCCATTTAGTTCAAAATCAAAATATCTGATAGTCGTGCCATGACCAGATTCATGCTTGTAACGGCTAATAGAGTGAATAAACGATTTACGAATTGCTGTCTCACCGATAAATACAAGATCATCAGGAACAGATCTGGAAAGTAGTTCTTGGTAGACGAGTGACTTAGATGTAATTCGGTTCAATCGCTCAGCGTGTTGTTGTCTGTCATATTCTTTTTCGCTAATTCCAAACATGATCAATACTCACTTTAAGAAATTAGCCTAAGCAGATTTTTGAGTCTGGTTAGGTTTTTGGTCAGCAGGGGTAGACTTTGGAACAAGGTCTTTAATAATCGTAGTCATCGATTTACCATTGGAGACTTGCTCCAGTGTCGCTTCCGCAATGAGTGGAAACTCGAAATGCTTGATCTTGTCGAAATTGGCAGATGTACCCCATTTCATTTGTTCACCCACTTCACCAACGAAGTTGTCGCCTTCTTGTAGGTCTGCTTTGAAAAATACGGTTGTGCTATCAAATGGACGTCCGTTGTATTCGCCCTTGCTTGATTTAGCCCCTAGTACGATCATTTCTGTTTTAAATAGCATGGATAAATTCCTTATATTGATTTTGGTTCACAAGCGGTACACGGAAAAAAGATGAGTTATCTGTATTAGCTTGTATTGGTTGATCAAGTCGTAATGCAGCCATGACAGCAGCATGTGAGAAATTAAGACGTTTAGGTACAACGTCTTCATCAGATGAAATGATGTTAAGCAGGTCTTCATCATTGATAAATTTGCGGAACTGGCGAATGTATTTGCCAAATTGGTGTTTAACAATTTCGAGTGCTTTATCGACGTTAATCGTTGCTTGCTTCTTAACGAGTTCGCATTTTTCAGGTGCTACAAATTCGTTTAGCTTGTTGCATAACGCTTCAAGGGCAGGGTATGCACCTTTAAAATAGGTACTGGGTGATAGAAGTACATCGAGAGGTAAGTAGCGGTCAGTTGACTTAAGCTCTAATTCAGCACGCGTCCACAAACTGAGTGAATCACCTTCTTTTTTGCCACGTTCATAAAAACGGAGGAATTTGGAGCTTGAACGGTTGCCAATAGTTAAAGTACGACCCTTGCCATTGATGCGCTTCCAGTCGCCTAGATGATTGACTTCTGAATTGCGTCCACCACACCAGAATAAATCTTGTGTATCCCATTGATCAGCTAGATCGACAGACACCCATTCACTTTCGAAATCATCGAATGCAATGTCGACACGGTTAAGCTTTGGTGTTTTGGCTTGCACTTTGAGAAGTTTATAAAGTTGTTCGTTCCAGCCTTTACGAGCTAAAGCGCATCCAGTTCCGTTAATTTGCACCGTAATACGTTTATTATTATGGCCATATAAAACTACGCCTAAATTATCTTGTAAGTCATAGCCATACTTATTCCAGTGCATACCTTTATCGCGTTTTTGAGCGATACCAAAGCCGAAAATTTCAAATAAAATTTGATCTAACCATGTTTCAATGGCGTCACCAATTGATAGCTCAACTTGCTCGGGTTGTAATTGAACGTATTTATCGCCAAACGTGCTTTGACAGAAGCTAAAAGTTACCCAGTCCAATCCTACAATGTTGTTTTCGATTGGCGAACATCGGAGGACAGGTACAACACCTTGAGGAGTTGAAATAAGTTGGTAATTATCCAAATGTCTTGGAAAAGCCCATGACTCAGATGCCTGTTGCGTATCCGCTACCCCTATATTATAAAAAGGGGTGCTTTCTGCCGTGTTTTGCGCAGTTTTGGATATTTTTTGTACAAATATTTCTTGGATAGAAGTTTCAGCAGGCTTTACCTTTTTCTCTGGCTGATTGTCATAAGCAGCTAGCTTATTTTTGACAATGCTATCAAGCATGTTTTTCAACGATTGCCCATCTGCAAGTGATACATCACCAAATGTAGTGGCACAGTGAATTTCATCAAAAATGGTTTTTTGTCGATCAAACACTTCAACTAATGGAAGTGAAGCTTGATCAAAATCTTGTATCAGAGAAATTAAATTATTCATTATTCTTCTCCAAACGCTTCTATTAATTCTGAATTGGCGTTTTTGTATATATCAGCGTATGCATCTATAACTGATGCATCGTATGACCAGTCATGCGCAACAAGCGCTAAATGCATAAGACATTTTTCAGCAGCAATTGCTGGAGTTAATGCTTCTAGGCAAGGCTCGGCATGATCTGATACGATCTTAGCGACTTGATCAAAAGCAGCTTGAATAAATTCTGCTTTGGTTTTAAATGTTAATTGAGCTTCTGACATTAGAATGCTCCAATATAAAGTTTTGGGGAAATAATGGGTGAGTTAATATTCATAATGATTATTTTTGGTTTAGGTTTTTTAATAGGCCGTGTTACGGCACCAAAAAAAATTGAAGTTAAAAAAGTTAGAACAAGGACTCTTACATATAACGACAGACAAAAAGAGAAAATTAAATATGAGACTGATGCTGATCGAATCAGGGAATTAAATTCATTAAGTAAAAATGAAGGATCATTTCTGAGAGTTCTAAGACAAGAGTTTGCAAAGCATGATGTGATAGTTAAAGAAAAAAGATTTTTTATTGCGGATGAAGACAAGTATCCAATAGCAATATTTGAGTACCGTGAAGGGCATACGCCTTTAAGGAACTCAGATGTTGAAGACGGAATACCTTTGTTTTTGTATAAAGGATTAATTTCAAGTGAAGCAATCAGAGAAGATAAAGAGCAAATTTTTGCTATACAAGAAAAACGCTTATAGTAATAACTATTATAAAATTGAGCTTCTAACATTAGAATGCTCCTTATAATTTTTAATAAAGGGGATAAAAATGGAAAAACTATTACCTGTACTTATTGTTTTTGTTATTGTTTTAATTGTAATTGCATATACACAACGTAAAGGAAGAAAGGAAAAAGTTTTTAGAGATAAATTTAAACGTTCTAATAATTCAAAGCCTTTTAGAAAACATCCAAGTAATGCAACACGAAGTAATGACAGGTTCAGGTCAAAGGGTGGTAACTCAGTTGCTAGCTTGAAAGAAGCCATACAGCGAGAGTTCGGACGTTTTTCAATTAAAGAAAGAAATGGGCAAATATTAATTTGTGAAATTGACCATCGAGGTGAATTTAACGAACTAATATTTGTACGTTTTGAAGTGAATTGTGAAAAAAGAGTTGAAAATAAAGGACGATTTATTGTTGCTTCATATCCATATGTTCCGAATGGAGCAGAAATGCGAAGAGATTTCGACCCTATATTACGTAAATACAGATAAGACATAAAAAGCCCCTTGAATTATTTTTCCATGAACTTTATGTTTATGGAATATTAATTTACGCAAATGCATAAACTCATATGCGTAAAATATTTATTCATATGCGTAAAGTCAAGGGGCGGAAAATGGCTAAAGTTTTAATAGATCTAATAGATAGGGCAAGATGGAAGGCTGGAAGCTACAAAGCTGTTGCTGAAAAAATGGGAATAAGCTCTGCTAGATTATCAGAATATAAAAGTGGACATAGGAATCCATCGGCTTTTGCTATATGTCAACTTGCTGATATTGCTGAACTTGATCCAAAAGACGTTTTATTTGAAGTAATGCAAGAAGTAGATTCTGATCATTCTAGTTTATGGGAAAAATGGTGCGCTCGGCGGGGATCGAACCCACGACCCCAGGCTTCGGAA